AACGCGCTGCGGCTAAGCCCATGAAACGTGCAAGTGGGCGTGGTAGATAATGGCGACAATGAATCAAGACCCAACGGGCATTAACAAAGCGGGACAAGTGTCCGCGCGGGGTGGCCCACAGGGTGATCCAGCCGACCACCGCGACACCTTAGATGAAATGCGCTCACGCTATACGATGGCAATTGCTGCGTATAGCGACAGCCGTGAGGACGAGCTAGACGATCTGCGCTTTATGGCAGGCAGCCCAGACAACCAATGGCAATGGCCTGCGGACGTATTGGCTACTAGAGGCGCAGTGCAAGGTCAAACAATTAATGCGCGCCCATGCCTCACAATCAACAAGTTGCCACAGCACGTCCGGCAAGTAACGAACGAACAACGGCAGAATCGACCATCAGGCAAAGTCATCCCAGCGGACGACAAAGCCGATGTAGAAGTAGCGGCCATCTATGACGGCATGGTGCGCCACATTGAGTACATGAGCGACGCCGATGTAGCGTACGACACCGCCTGCGAGAACCAAGTCACCTACGGTGAAGGTTACATTCGCATTTTGACCGACTATTGCGACGAAGATAGTTTCGATCAAGACCTCCGCATCGGGCGGGTACGCAACAGTTTTAGCGTTTACATGGATCCAATGTCGCAAGACCCCACAGGCGCTGATGCCGAGTGGTGTTTCATTACGCAAGACATTACTAAACAAGAGTACGAGCGTGAGTATTCCGATGCCGCGCCCCTTAGCTCCATATTGGCAAGCGGTGTAGGAGATCAGTACTTGAGTCAGTGGCTCACCGAGGACACCATCCGCATCGCTGAGTATTTCTACTACAAGCATGAGGACGCAACGCTTAACTTGTACCCAGGCAATCAATCGTTCTTTGACGGATCGCCTGAAGATAAAAACATGAAAGAGATGGGGTTAAAGCCCATCAAGTCACGCCGCGTAGATCGCAAAAAAGTCATGTGGATGAAAACCAATGGCTTTGAATCCTTAGAAGAACGTGAGTGGGCAGGCAAATGGATCCCTGTCGTACGTGTGATCGGCAACGAATTTGAGGTAGAAGGTCAGATTTACATATCTGGCTTGGTGCGTAACGCCAAAGATGCCCAGCGGATGTACAACTATTGGACTAGCCAAGAGGCTGAAATGCTTGCGCTTGCGCCAAAAGCACCGTTTATCGGTTATGGCGGTCAGTTTGAAGGTTACGAAATGCAGTGGAAAACCGCTAACACGACCAATTGGCCGTATTTAGAGGTAAACCCTGACGTAACCGATGGCATGGGCGCTGTTTTGCCTTTGCCACAACGCGCAGCCCCACCCTTACCGCAGACTGGCCTCATTCAAGCAAAAATGGGCGCTAGCGATGATATCAAGTCCACCACTGGACAGTACGACTCGAGCTTAGGAGCCACAAGTAACGAACGCTCAGGTCGGGCTATTCTGGCACGGGAAAAGCAAGGTGATACAGGTACGTATCACTACGTTGACAACCTTGCCCGTGCAATTCGTCACATCACACGTCAATTAGTTGACATGATTCCTAAGATTTACGATACCGAGCGCATTGCTCGTATCGTTGGCTTAGACGGCGAAGTCGATATGGTTAAAATTAACCCCCAGCAGCCTAACCCCGTCAACGAAATTCGCGACGTTAATACTGGCGTGTTGATTGAAAAGATTTATAACCCTGGCGTGGGTCGTTACGATGTCGTAGTCACCACAGGCCCAAGCTACATGACCAAGCGTCAAGAAGCAATGGACGCTATGAGCCAGATTCTGCAAGGAAACCCACAGTTGTGGTCGGTTGCAGGCGATTTGTTTGTTAAAAACATGGATTGGCCTGGCTCAGAGGAGCTGGCTGCACGTTTGGCTAAGACAATTGATCCAAAACTGCTGGAAGATGGCGATAAAGACCCTGCTTTGCAAGCGGCTGAACAGCAAATGCAAACAATGGGCGCCGAACTAGACCAAATGGCTCAAATGATGCAGAATTTCCAAAAATCCGTTGAAGTTCAGGACTTGGAACGCAAGAATTTTGAAGCTGAAATCAAGGCATATCAGGCCGAAACACAGCGAATTAGCGCCGTTTCAGCAGGTATGACCGCCGAGCAGATCCAAGATATTGTGATGGGTACGATTGCCGCCGCTTTAGACACCGGCGATCTAGTAGGTCAAGAATTGCAACGTGAACCGATAGAAATACCGCCCGAAGCGCTTGAACCAATGCAACCTGAGATGATGCCTCTAGAACAAATGCCACCTGAAGGGATGATGCCACAATGAGTTGCGAAAAATTTATAGGAATGTTGTTTTTGGCACGGGATGTGACCCATTCGGCACACCTAAACACCCGTAGCTACTCAAAACACAAGGCTTTGCAGAAGTTTTACGAGAACATCATTGACCGGGCAGACTCATTTGCCGAGGCATATCAAGGCCGTCATGGTTTGATTGGCCCGATTGCACTAGCGTCAGCCAAAAAGACCAATAACGTCCTTGAGTTCTTAGAAGATCAGCTTGCCGAGCTAGAAACCATGCGGTATCAGGTTTGTAGCAAAGACGACGCACCGTTGCAGAACCTGATTGATGGCATTATCGAGCTATATTTGTCTACCCTGTACAAACTTAGATTCTTAGCATGACCGTAACTGTTGCCCATTCCACCCCTGCTGACGGTACGTTTAGTGCTTCAGGCGCTACTGCCTGGAACGCTAACCATACCCTTACAGGGTTGGGTACGATGGCAGAGCAAAATGCCAACAACGTAGCTATTACAGGCGGTTCAATTACAGGTATTACAGGGCTTGGAGATGTAGTAGGCCCAGCTTCCGCAACTGATAACGCTATTGCCCGTTTTGACACGACTACAGGCAAATTATTGCAAAACAGCGTAGTTTTAGTTAATGATACGGGTGTAATTACAGGCGTTACGGAGCTAACAGCATCAACTAAGTTTGTTAGCCCCCATTTTGATGCTCAAAATTCTGCTGGTGGTCAATTAAGAAACGCAAGCGGCACGCCCCAGCTTGAGTGGGGCAGCGGCGGGGGAAATAACGTAAGCGTAGATGTAGCTATAAATATTAACCCTGCCAACGCTCAAGTTTCATTAGCTCCAACAGGTACAGGTACGGTTGTTATTAATCCAGCTACGGCTGGAACAATAAACAGAATGGTTATTGGTGGCACAACGCCTTTAGCCATTACTGGTACTACAATTACCGCAACAACATACGTTGGTATTGGCGGGGGTGTTTTCTGATGGATAATTTTTTTGGTGGAAAATTCTTTGCAGGTGGCTTTTTTGGGGCTATCATAGAAGCTGCTGAACAACTTTACGTAAAACTTCGGTCATTCACCGAACGAGGGAGATTTTAATGGCTATTAATTTAAAAGCGATAACCACTTGCCTTGGCTATCAACAGATTACAAGTTTGACTTCGGCGCAGAGCCTTACTGTACCGCAGCGCGACTTATTAGGCCTTAACCAAAAGCCTACGTTTGCATTAATTACGCCTTTAACTGCTGCTGTCCGTTGGCGTGATGATGGCGTTGCGCCTACCGCCTCAATCGGTATGCCTTTGGCTGCGGGTGTTACCTTGCAGTATGACGGCGATTTGACTAGAATTCGATTTATTGACAACGGCGGTACCGCCGAACTTAACATTAGCTATTACGCTTAAAGGTGACTTATGGACATTTCTAACGGCTCAGGCGGTATTGACTCAAGCAAATTAATGGATTATTTCACCAAGGATTTCTTAAAAGACCTCGGTAAAATGGCCGTTTTGCGTGATGAATTGGCTAAACGCCAGGGCGCAATGTCCGCTGTTGAAGATGCTGCCAAGTTACGTGCAGAAGCAGAAGCCTATGCCGCAAGCAAAAAAGCTGAAATTGATGGTGCTTTAGAAGAAGCTAAAGAAACCAACGCAAAAGCTAAAGCTCAAAAAGCAGACTTAGCCGCGCGTGAAACAGACATAGATGCTAAAGCTAAAAATCTAGATGTTGCTAGCGCTAATTTTGGAAAATTGGCTGCGGCTAAAGAACAAAACCTTGCAAGTGAACAAGCCGCTTTACTTAAAGCGCAAAATGAATTAAAACTAGCACAAGATAAATTAGCAAGCGATCAAGCTACGTTAGATGCCCGTGTTAAGGCATTTCAAGCTAAAGTCGCTTCTATAGCAGTTTAAGAATTAAATCGTACTGGTGCGATACACCAGGGTTTCTTAGGGAAACATCGAAATGGACGAAAGTCAAGAAGTAGTGCCAGCGGAAGTATCCGCGCCAGAGCAGGTGGCAACGGCTGCACCTGAAACTGAAGAATTAGCGCCGGAAGTAGTAGAACCAGCAGCAGAAGCATCTAAAACCTTCACACAAGAAGAATTAGACGCCGCTATTGGTAAACGACTTGCTAGAGAGCAACGTAAGTGGGAAAGAGAACAGGCCGCTAAAGCCGCTGAGAAGCAGCTTAAAGCCCCAGCCGAAATCCCGCCGATTGAGCAGTTTGCTTCACCTGACGAGTACGCCGAAGTTTTGGCTGAAAAGAAGGCAGAAGAATTGCTTGCTAGGCGTGAACAAGCTAGGATGCAGTCTGAGATCATTGAGTCCTACCACGACAGAGAAGAAGAAGCGCGGAACAAGTACGATGACTTTGAACAAGTTGCGTATAACCCCAAGCTCCCAATCACTGACGCGATGGCTCAAACGATTCAAGCTTCTGATATTGGCCCCGATATGGCTTATTACCTTGGGTCTAATCCGAAAGAAGCGGAACGTATTTCTCGTTTAGCGCCACTCCAGCAGGCCAAAGAATTAGGAAAGATTGAGGCTAAATTAGCTGATAATCCTTCTGTAAAAAAGACTTCGAGCGCTCCAGCACCAATTGCTCCTGTCACGGCAAGATCCTCTGGATCTTCTAGCCACGATACAACTGATCCTCGTTCTATAAAAAGTATGAGTACGTCAGAATGGATCGAAGCAGAACGCCAAAGACAGGTCAAAAAGTGGGAAGCGCAGAGAAACCGCTAACTATTTTTATTAGGACTTAATTATGTCAAATTCGATCTTAACCATCGACATGATTACCCGGAAAGCTCTTGAGATTCTTGAGAACAACCTGGTACTCACACGTAACGTAAACCGCGCGTACGATGACAGCTTTGCTGTTGAAGGCGCAAAAATCGGTTCTACTCTCCGTATTCGTCTACCAGACCGCGCTTTGGTTACTGACGGTGCCGCCCTGCAAGTTCAGGACGACAACGAGCAGTTCACCACGCTGACTGTATCTAATCAAAAGCACATTGGTGTTAACTTCACCACCGCTGAGATGACCATGCAGTTAGATGACTTCGCAGAGCGTGTTTTAAAACCTCGTATTAGCCAGTTGGCATCGTCTATCGACGCTGACGTAGCTAACAGCTTCCGCAATATTTACCAGTCTGTAGGTACTCCAGGTCTTACACCTGCTACCTCTTTGGTTCTGTTGCAAGCTCAACAAAAGTTGAACGAAGCCGCTGCTGTAATGTCACCACGTTACGCAACTGTTAACCCAGCCGCTAACGCTGGTTTAGTAGAAGGCATGAAAGGTCTTTTCAACCCAACCGATACCATCTCCAAGCAGTTTAAAAACGGCATGATGGGCATGGGCGTATTGGGCTTTGACGAGATCAACATGAGCCAATCTATCAAGCAGTTCACAACTGGTTCACGCAACGCAACTGGTACTGTTGGCACCACCGTAACAGCTCAAGGTTCTAACACCATCGTATTAGCCGGTGTTGGTAACGCATTGACTATTAAGGCTGGTGACGTGTTTACTGTTGCAGGTTGCTTCTCAGTTAATCCACAAACCCGTGAGTCTACTGGTTCGCTCCAGCAGTTCGTTGTTGTTGCTGACGTTACATCGTCCGCAGGCGGCGCAGCTACTGTAACTGTTAGCCCAGCAATGTACACTGCTGCTCACGCGCTTGCAACGATTGATACGTTCCCAGCAAGCGGTGCAGTAACTACATTTATTGGCGCAGCTTCTAGCCAGTACCCACAGAACTTGGTATACCACAAAGATGCGATCACTTTTGCGACCGCTGACTTGTTGATGCCACAGGGTGTAGACATGGCTTCACGTCAAGTGCATAACGGTATTTCGATGCGTATTGTTCGCCAATACGACATCAATAACGACCGTTTACCATGCCGTATCGACGTGTTGTATGGCTACTCCGTGATTCGTCCACAAATGGGCGTTCGCTTGTGGGGTTAAACCTAATTGCTCCCGCGCAAGCGGGGGCTTTTCAACTTATTTTGTAAAGGAATTATTATGGCTCTCCCAAATGGCGCAGGTGGCTATCAACTAGGCGACGGTAATCTTAACGAACCAGTCTTCGGTTATTTAGCTGATCCTACTACTGAAGCTACCGTAACTGCTGTTACTTTGACTGCTGCTGAAGTTACTGGTGGCATTTTGATTGCTAACCCAGGTACTACTGCTACTACTTACACGATGCCTATCGTTGTAACGGCTGGTGGTGTAACTGGTGTTAACGATCTAGTATCTAGCGCAAAAACTGGCAGTACATTTACTTGGTCTGTAATTAACATTGGTACTTCTACTGGTGACATTACAATGGCCGCTGGTACTGGTACTGGTTGGACAATCGTTGGTTCTTTAACCATCAGCGATGGTACTTCGGCTTCGTTTATCGCTCGTAAAACCAGCGATACAACTTGGACTTTGTATCGTATCTAATGTAATACCCCGCCCTTCGGGGCGGGTTAACTTTTTTTGGAACTGATAAAGGAGTTTAAAAATGGCAAATAATAAACCGATTGGCGTAGCGTACGCTGATCCTTTGCTTGATTCTGTACAAGTTGGTACTTCTAACGCGCCTATTGAAATTAATACTTCAGGCGTATTAAACGGTGCTTATGCAACTACATCCGCTACATCTGGCGACACCCGTCTTAACTATAGCCGTTTAACCTTTACCTCTACAGGTTCAGGCGAAACTGCTCGTATTTTGACCCGTGTAACTGGTGCTAACGGTGCTACGGCCGGTACAATTAACGGCGCTCATATTAGCTGCGCAGTAAATACTGGCGGCACAATTAGCGGTGCAGCCAACGCTTTGCGTGCAACTATTGGTGGCTCGTCTACTAACCCAGGCGGTACGCTTGCTGCGTTGCAACTTGATTCCGACTTTGCGTCTGGCGGTACTTGGACAAACACGTCTTTCTTGCGTGTAACCAACTCTGGCACAGGTGAAGTAGGCAATTTTGCTGTTATGCCTGCTGTAAGTGCAACTGGTGTATTCCGTGCAAAAGTAGGCAGCCCAGTTGTTACTCATACTATCCCTGTAACTAGCGGTGGCACAACGTACTACATCATGGTTTCTACTGTTGCGTAATGCAAATCACTAAAGAATTTTTAGTGGCAGAAATCCAGTCGCTAGAGTCTGAAACAAATAAGGCGCAAACCTTTTTAATTCAGGCTCAAGCGACTATTACTGCGTATAAAATGCTAGTGAATAGGCTAGACCAACCCGAACCTACCGAGGAACAATAATGGCGGTTATTTATTTAAAGCACCCTGTTCATGGTCATAAGGTCGCTTGTAGTGATTTTGAAGCAGATTATGATGAAAATAATGGTTGGGAACGCTATACTGTCGATACGCCGATTGTTCAAGAATTTGTGGTTGAAGAAGTAGAAATTGAAGTCGAGGCGGCTCCCGCTAATGCGCTGGAAGTAAAGACAAGACGACGTAAAACAACCGCATAAGGAGCTATGCCATGACTACTGCCAATGAGCAAATAAACGGCGCATTGCGCATATTAGGGGTGTTATCCGAAGGCGAAACACCATCCGCAGCCACGTCGCAAGACGCTTTGACTGCGCTAAACCAGATGATCGACTCATGGAATACTGAGCGTTTAGCTGTGTTTTCTACCCAAGATCAAGTGGCTTCTTGGCCTGCTGGCGCTAAAAACTTAACCTTTGGCCCAACAGGAACGTTGCCTTTAGCCTTAGGTGGCATACCTAAGCGCCCTGTATTGGTTGACGATGCGACCTATTTTAGGGATGCTGCAACCAATATTTCATACGGTCTTAAACTAATTAACCAACAGCAGTACAACGGTATTGCTGTTAAAACGGTGACTTCGACCTACCCTCAAGTCCTGTGGGTCAACATGACCTACCCTGACATTGAGATGTACGTCTACCCTGTACCCATTAAGCCGTTAGAGTTTCATATCGTTTCGGTAGAAAAGCTCATGGAAGTGCCAAGTCTATCGACCGACATCACCATGCCGCCTGGCTACCTACGGGCGTTTAAATACAACCTTGCCTGCGAGATCGCTACCGAGTTTGGTATTGAGCCACCCGCTAACGTTTTGCGCGTCGCTATGACCTCTAAACGCAATCTGAAGCGTATTAACAATCCTGACGACATCATGGCTTTGCCGTACAGCTTGGTAGGCACACGTCAGCGGTTCAACATCTATGCGGGTAACTACTAATGAAAACCCCAATCTTGGGGCAGGCGTATGTAGCCCGTAGCGTTAATGCGGCAGACAACCGCATGGTTAACTTGTTCCCAGAAGTCATCCCCAACGAAGGTAAAGAGGCAGGGTTTCTAAACCGCGCCCCAGGGTTAAATCTAATAGCTACGGTGGGTTTTGGCCCCATCCGTGGCTTATGGTCGTTTGAAGGATATATGTACGCTGTATCTAACAACACGCTTTTTAAGCTAGACAGCACGTACACTGCAACAGCGTTAGGCACAATCGCTGGCACAGGCCCCGTATCCATGTCTGATAATGGCACGCAGTTGTTCATAGCGGCTAATGGCCCTGGTTACATCTACAACTCTGTTACCAACGTGTTTGCACCTATTACTGATGGCGATTACCCCGGCGCTGTAACTGTGTCGTATTTGGACGGCTATTTTATTTTTAATGAACCCAACAGCCAAAAAATATGGGTTACTAGCCTATTAGATGGCACATCTATTGACCCGCTTGATTTTGCAAGCGCTGAAGGTTCACCAGACGGTTTAATAGCTGTAATTGTAAATAACCGTGAAGCTTGGCTGTTTGGTACTAACTCCATTGAGGTTTGGTACAACGCGGGTACGCCTGACTTCCCTTTGGCTCGTATTCAAGGCGCGTCTAACGAGATCGGCTGCGCAGCGCCCTTTTCCGTGGCTAAACTTGACAACTCTATATTTTGGTTAGGGCAAGATGCTAGGGGTCGTGGCATCGTCTACCGCAATAACGGCTACACAGGCGTACGCGCGTCTAACCATTCAATTGAGTGGCAGATCCAACAATACGGCGATATTAGCGATGCGGTTGCATACACCTACCAGCAAGACGGTCATAGCTTCTACGTATTGACCTTTCCAACCGTTCAAAAGACGTGGGTGTACGATGTGTCTACCCAGTCGTGGCATGAGCGTGCAGGCTGGTCAAATGGCGATTTTGTACGCTATCGCCCAAACTGCCAAACGGCGTTTAACAACGAGGTTATCCTTGGTGATTATGAAAGCGGGAACTTGTACAAGTATGACTTAGACGTCTATGCCGATAACGGGCAAATTCAAAAATGGCTACGGTCTTGGCGCCCGATCCCAAGCGGTCAAAACAACCTGCGCCGTACCGCCCAGCATAGCCTACAGCTAGACTGCGAAACGGGCGTAGGCATTAACTTAGGCCAAGGCGACGACCCAGAGGTTATGCTGCGCTGGTCAGACGATGGCGGTCATACGTGGTCAAACGAACATTGGTCTAGGATGGGGCGTATTGGTCAGTACGGCCGCCGTGTCTTTTGGCGTCGGCTTGGCATGACCATGAAGCTGCGTGACCGCGTGTACGAG